TCTTCGTATTCTGCAAGGCTGATTTCCCCGGCCTCATATTGCTTGTCGAGCGCGGCGGTCTTGATCTTCGCGTCGTCCTCGATCATCTGATACGCAAGAGTGGCAATGCTTGACATGAGGTTTTGATACTCAGTAGCGAAGTTATTCGCTATCTCGAGAAGTTCAATGGTCTTTTCCCGCGAGGCTTGCGCCCGCATCTTCGCTTCTTCTTCCTCGGTCTTGGTTATCTGCCCTTCGAGGATTGCGCGCTTTGCGGTGTATTCTTCCCATATCGCATACTTGTCATCAGCTGTGATCTTTTCGTTATTGATAACACCGTCATAGAGTATGTCAAGATTCGTAAGCTGTTCCCGCATCTTGACCGACTCATCCCGGTCATCAACGGCGTTGACGGCTTCCATTGCAGACTTGAGTTTATCTTCAAGTTCTGCCGCTTGTTCCCTGAGCGCGTTCTGATCTTTTACTTCTTTCGTTATCCCGATTGTTGTAGCAAGCAATGAGGTTGCAGCTTTATCCTGAGCATTTACAAGCCCGTTCGATTCAGCCACAAGGCTGACATAAGACTGGGCATAGACGGCTAGTTTTTCTTCTGCCGTGACTGCGCGTTCTTCTGTCTGTGCTTGTAGCTCAAGCTGTTCGAGCGCCTTTTCTCTTGCGGCTGTATTGGCTGCGATATAGTCTTTTATTTCTTGTTCTTTTTTTGCTTTATCAGCCGCAGTTTTTGCAGCGTCTTTTTCTGTTCTTTCAAGACCTGCTTTTATGTCGCCCTGTATTATTAGCGCATCAATTACCCTATTCTGCTCTGCAAGATTCTTCCGTGCCTGTTCAACAATCAATGTTTGCTGTTCGACGGTTAAGTGCATACGGGAAAGACCAACGTCCACTATTGCAAGTATTTTTTCTTGTGTGGCTAAATACTTCTTTATCTTTTCTAGTTTCTTTTCTTCCCCAGCTATTGCGGCATTATATTGTGCGGCGTCTGCCTTTCCCTGTTCTACGGCAGACATCCCTTCTTGCGCCTCACGCCTTGCCTTTGCGGAATTGGCCCAACCTGATACCAATGCGGTAAAATATGCACGAACAGGCCCAATTCCTTTCTCGAATGGCGCACCAAGTTCTTCTTTCAAATCTCCAAAAGCATTGCCTAGTTGTTCTGCTGTTCCGGTTGTTTTTGCTACTTCCTCTGCCATCCCCTTATATCGAGCGGCGAGAAGCTTTACCGCCCCTCCCTGCTTTAATTCTTCAACAGACAGGGATTTTATTTCAGGAATAGCCTCTGCTAACTCGCCGCCAAATCCGCCGAAGGTTTTATTGAGGTTACGCACCGCAGAAGAAAACTCCATCGTACCTGAGGCGGCTATATCCATTGCGGCGGTTACTATCTCTTGTATCTCCGCTTGCGTCCGCTGGGCATTTGCAAGCTGTGCCATGTAAGGAATTATCTGTTCATCCCCGAGCGTACCGATCGATTGGAGCTCGCTTGCGTAATCCTTTAGAGACTGAACGGACGATGAGTCCAGATACGGGTTATTCTTCGCGGCGCTTTCAAGCTGTGTCTCTGCTTTGATCTGCGTCTTGTAGGCGGTGGTTAAATCTCCAATGACATCGGCGGCCTTCTTGAGCGCAAATGCAACACCGGCTCCGGCGATAGACGCCTTCGCAAGGCCAGAGGAAAAGCCGCCGAGGTCTTTTGTGCTGCCCTTGAGCTTTTTGTCCAGACTGGCAACGCCCTTATCAACGCCGGTTTCGTCTATTTTAGTATCTATCTCAATTCTGCCGTCTGCCATTATTTTGCTCCAAATTGCGCGCCAAAGAATACATCCCCGATGTTGTCGAGTTCTTCTTTTTCGGCCTCGCTTGTCTTTTCAGGTAGCCGCCACATTCTCTGCATCCGTGCAAGTTCTTTATTCTTTCCCGGCTTCGCGCTACGATAGCCGATGATCGTATTCAGTTTCGTGCCTTCAAGTCCGCCGATAAGAGCGCGTACAATGTGCCAGTGGTACTGCCTTGCCATGAGGTCAATGCCGTAGCACTGAAGGATTGCCGCGTAGATGAGGTCGGCGTCTATCGTGTAGTCCAGGACGTTCGGCCCTGACTCGCCCTCTACCCGGGGCAACTCCTTCTTTTCAAAGAAGAAGCCTGTCATCGCGTCGATCCCTGCTTGTCGATCTTCCGGGATGTATGTGCCGGTCTTGATCGTTTTCGACGTTACGGTCTTTCGCTTCAAGAGGCTGTTGACAAAGCCCTTCTTTCTTGTATACGCCCAGACGGTCTTTTCTTCCCGCGTATCGACATACATAAAGTCAAAATCTTGCAGGTACTTCTTTTCCTGTTCGAGGATTTGAGAAAACCGGAACCAATAGGAATGGCCGGTCTGTATTCGGTAAAGTCTCCCCGAGACTTCAATCACCTCGGGGAGTTTTGCTTTCGTTAAATCCATTTACACGATCACGAGGTTCATCGTGACAGTTCCGGTGTCAGCCGTGAACTTATCGCTTATCTCATGGGTTGCGTCCCATGCGCCGACGACGTAATCAAGGCCGTCAACCAGCGTAAAGACTGCATTGCCGCTTGAGTCGGTCAGCTTCCGCACCCCACCGATGTCAACAGTCGCGCCCACTACGTTCGCGGCTACCAGCTTGACGTTTACAGTCTGCTGGAACTCGGTTACGGTCGTCGAGGTGAATACCGGAACCCCGGCCGTAACGGTCGCGGTTCCCTGATCGACGGTTCCGTTTATCGTGATATTCGCGGTGATCGTTGAGTCAACAGGGTTCATGTTATCGATAACCACGACGACATCTGCAAGCCATGCGTTGAAGCTCGAAGATCCATGCGCATAGTCAACGAACAGCATCTGTGTATCAGCGTCCGCGCCGGTCTTGAGGTTGTAGAACTTGTCGTAGAAGTATTCGTAATCCGCTTCACCCTTGTACATAGTGATCGGGAACGACATCCCGGGCGCGTACCTTTCAAGTACGGTCGTCGGCGATTCGTCAACGATGTAATCGCGTACCGAGGTTTCCGGATTCATCGCTATAGCGTTGTCGGTAGCCTTCTTAATCTGCGCCCATACAGGAACAGACTCGGTTCCAGAATTGATAAAAAATAACTGGTGAAACTTCTTCACCATTACGCCAGCATCCATTTTATGCCCTCCTTAAAAGGGGTTTTTCCCGTCAAAGTCCACGTTAACGGTCGTGCTATATATGAACTCGCCCGTCGTCTCTTTGTTTACGAAAGACACGGTTGATACCGCCGTTACCCTGAGAACTTGTAGAGCGGTCAGAGTTATCTCTTTTTTATCCACGGTCGTTCTTATCAGATTAAGTACCGCCTGAGCCGCCGCTGGTGAAGTGTTCCGCGCGTAGAAGGTTACCTGCTGCACTCCAGCGTAGGAACCGTCAACGAACTCGCGCACGTTGGCCGTTGAAGGATCAGAGCGAGCCATAACGTCATTGACCGTCGAGCCGAACCCATCTTCTTTTATCGACGTAATGGTAGCCTGTTGCGCCTTAATGTAGGTTATGAGGTCACTTGCTATACTCACGGTTTACCAATGCCTCCCATATTTTCAGCCTTGTTGCCTTTGCCCGCTCGAACCACTTCGTCGAGGCGTTCGGGTTTTTGTCCTTGCGCTTTTTCTCGAAGAAGTGATATTGCTTTGCCGCATACGGCGTATCCCATTCAACCGATCCGCCGCCGCTGGCCGTTACACCGGACCTCATCAGCGTCCCCTCTGCGTCAGGGCAGTAGTAATTGCTATCCTTCAGCACCTGGACGTCAAGCGCAATCTGTGCGCGATCAAGTCTCGCTTTGCACCTCTTGCCGACCGCCGCCGTATCAAACTGGACAGTAATACCCATTACGAACCTACCAATGCTAGCCGGTAATGATGAGCCGTTGAAGCGTCTCCCGACGGATCGTACACCTCACGCACATAGAACGTCTGATCTCCGTACACGATTTTGTCACGCTCTCCAAATGTAATACCAGTCGGTAGTGAGTTGACACAATCGTATATCAGTGTCAGCTTGTCGCTCTTAGCCTCGCCGAGCGAAGTTACCAGCGTCTGCTTTGATCGTGATACACGTACTCGGGTCAGGTTGTTAGCATTTTCGCTCCATGAAGGATTACCGTAGGCGTCATCTCCGGTTCTCGCGTAATGCGTGGCGCTATGCACAAGCACGTCAAGGCTGATCGGTTCACTCATGTCGGTATCCCCGGATATGAGTAGGTCGGCGATCCTTCTGATATGTTCATAAGGCTCTGACCTCGACGATCTCGATAAACGGTTTCTGGTTGCGTTGCCTTGAACGATGCCCGCCGCCACTTGCTCGCTATTCCGCTCTCGATTGTCGCCGGATACCCGGAAGCACCGACAGACGCCCGCGTGTAGGAATACCCGTCGATACTCTCGCTTTGCATCGTGGCAACCTTCCCCGCGTTGGCGATCTGAAAGGTTATCATCTGCGAAGCGTAGAGCTTCATGCCGGCTGGAAAGTCCTCGTCAACCGTGCCTTGCCCAAAGTCGTAATTGCAGATAGCTATGATGTCATCCTCGACTAATGGGATAAGCGCGGTGATCTGTGCGTCCTTGTCGGTTCCGGTTATCCCGGCGAGCGTCTTATACTCTGCGAGCGTTATGACTGCCATTATTCTTCCTCGGAGAAGTCGCCGCCATAGGTTACTTGCGTATTATCAGCCACAGGAGTAAGAATAGCGAGGAACGTCGAATTGGCGGGAAGCCATCTCCAGATTGCTCCTGATTTCGATATTCCGACGCTTGTTGCTCCCTGACTCCACCCGAGGAAATACCGCGTATATGCAAGCGTTCCGTTGGCAGTTACCGTTGGCCCCTCATATATCTTTATGAGTGGGGTGGACGCTCCTATTGTCGGATTGTAATTAACAGGGACAATTTCGGTTCCGTTTGCGGTTGTCGTCGGTCCGGAGTACAGTTCGATCTTGACGGTTGATCCAAGCGTTGAGACATCTGTCCGATACTTCACCCGTTTTGCGCCGGTCTTAAACAGAATAACAATCGGCGTGAGTATATCTACGTTATCGGACGAATACTCGAAGTTGAACATTTTTCCAAGTTCAGCAAGTACGTTCGTCTTGTCTATGCTTACATTTGCGCCGTGCATGGTTTTATTCCTTTGCCTTGTGGTAAATCGCCGGGGTTTCCCCCGGTTTCTTTACAGGCTCTGACAGACGACGGTTACGATACCGAGGACCTTTGTCGCATCCGTTCCAGCAGTTACCTTCGCATTTACTACGTCGCCAGCGGCGAGAACCATGCGGGCCTTGTTTGCGACGACGACGCCAGCAGAGATATGCGTCACTGCGCCATCAGCGGCGCAAGCAATCGCGGTTCCAATCGCGTCGGTTCCCTTGTAAACAGTGACGGCCCCGTTTTCCTCGGTAGCGCAAGCCGTCACGATTACGTCGATAATCCGCATGGCATAAGGAACGGTAAACACGGCAACCGCCGCCGCGTTGAAGGCTGCCGCGCTCTTGTCGAGCGTATAGGCGACAACGCCTCCGGTCTGACGTTCGTTGATCTTCTGGAAGGCAGAAACCCTTTCAAGTTCGGGATTGCTTCTGTCTATTCTTTTGGCTTCTACAGCCGTTAACTGGTTCATGTTTGCCTCCTTACAGGCTTTGAAAAAGGCGGGCCGTTATGACCCGCCCTATTGGCTTAGCCCAGGATCAGGGCGACGTGTTCCGGCTGGACAACCTTGAATCCGTAGGCGAGGTGCATTTCCCATATCACCTGTCCGTACTGTGCGATCTCGAGCATCAGGTAGGAATGACCGAACTTGTCGGAGATAACCATCTGCTTGATCGTGGGATTGGACGGAATGAGCGGGGGGCGCATGATTCCGACGACAGCCGAACGCTCGAACGCGAAGTTCGGGGTATAGCTGGCAGCGAAGGTAATCGCCTTGTTCTTGGTCGCAACGGCGCGGAGTCCGGGTCGATTGATGTACAGCGGGCCATCAGTTGCATCGCCACCGCAAGCAGCGGAAACGACATACTGATAACCGCCGTGATCGGCGATGGTGAATACGTCACCGGCAAGGATAGCGTCGGTTCCGGTATCGGTCAACAGCGTGGCGGTTCCGGCGACCTGATCGGCGGCGGCGTCGGTAACGTAGTTCGCGGCTGCACCTGAAGTGTGCTGGGATATCCCGGCGGAATCACGAAGCTGGAAGCCAAACTGGGGCTTGTAAATACCCGATCGGCGTTCCTCGTCAGAACCGGCGGCATAAGCCTGCTGGTAGATTCCGAGCTTCTGGAGCTTCGCAGCGGCGGCTGAGTTGATAACAAGCTGGGGATCGGAGAACGGGCATCCGTTATCGCGGAGAACCTGCTTGACGTCAACGATGAGGTCGAGGTCAGTCGCGAACGGAGTCGTTCCGGCGGTTCCGACAGCGCGGGAAGCACCGTACTTGATGTAGTTCGCTGCGTCGGCTTCGGCGAGATTGCGAAGCGAGCGCATGGACTGCTCGGCCCACTGGCGCACCCATTCCTCATAGTTTCCGCCGTTTTCGAGGGAGCGCATCTGTTCTCCGGTAAGAACCATCGGCTTGGTCTTTTTGGACTGGGTGATCGTCACCGAAACAGATCCTGCGGTCTGGTCGTTCCCGACAGGGGAGACGTTCAGCGGCGCGAAGTCGTCGGTTTCCTGGACGGGCGCATACGGAACCTTTACCGAATCACCCTTTGCTACGCCTTTGTCGTCCCAGGTCGCGTTGATCGCGTCAAGGATTCCGGCTGGTTCTGCGCTTACGTTCTGCGCGGCGGAATAAAGTACCGGCGCAAGCGCCGACAATGTAGTCGTGTTAGACATTTCTGCCCCCTAGTTAATCCGTTAACACGCCGCCAGCGGCCATAAACTCGGCCCGCTCTTTCGGCGTTAACTTAAAAAATTCCGCCTGTGGTTTTGAGTTCAACGAACCTCCACCGGTCGGTGTCTTGTTTCCAAACGTGGTCCTGGCTGTTTCGGCCTTCACCGCGTCAAGTTCCTTTTTGTGCCATTCTGCATGGCGCTTCAAAATATCCTCAGCGTCATCCCCGTATCTCGCATAGTCTGCGGCAACCTCGGGATCAACGCCGTAATCTTTTGCCTTTGCCCTGAGCGCGTTCTGTTTCTGCGTAAGGGCTTCTTTTTCATCGCTCTTTCGGATCTTTTCTTTGAGTTCCCGGTTTTCTTTTTGTTCCGGAGTCTCGGTCGGGTTAAGTTCGCGGCGGATAGCTTCCTTGAGTTCCTTCTCTTTTTCGGGGAGCTTCTCTT